CCGCGTTACAGTACGTCTTCTGGGCTCCAGCAGGATAATCTCCAACTGGACCACACTATACCGTACCTTCTCAGGCCTGACTCGCAGTCAGTAAGTCGGCTTCAGCCCTAAGGCACCGATACCCTGGAAACGCTCCACAGTCACTACCTCCTCCCCCCGCGACGAACGGCAGAGCCGAACGAGCTGACCAGAGACCGAGGGGTCTCTCAACAAACACTACCGACCACCAGCGAACCTGCTACTTCCGCCGCGTTAACGGCTTCCCGCCACAGGTCCAACCGACCGATAGCCTCCGACTCCTCGACGGTGACAAAATCCCTAGGGATCCAGCCACCCGGATCACGTTTCGACTTTCCCTTGACCCTCAGGGAAGCACGATGACAGACGAAGGTCAAAGTGCGGCCAAAAGTCCCCGCCCGTTTCGCCAAAAGGCGAAGCGGCCGGTTCGGATCGACATAGCCGTAGCTCCTACGTAACTGTCCGCGGGACCAGACAGTTACGTCTCTCTTCGAACCTCCTTCCCTCCCTTCCGACCAAAGAAGGCTACTGGTAGCCTCTTTCTCGTGAGGGAGTGCCTCTCTCCACAAAGGCACAAGCAATGATGAAGGCGCCACAGGGGCGTCCCACGGAAGCGAAGTATGGAACCTCTTCGCCATCATTTCCCGCTGCCTACAGAAAGCGGGATACGACCTAGGACACAGTCGTAGCTGGGTAGGGAGGAAACCCCAGCTCTTGCCGATTCTGCTTCTGACGAAGGCGTCAGTCCAACAAGCCTGGTCACGCACGGCAGATGCCATGTGAACCATGCCCTCGGAATCGGCAACAGCACCTCCTCTCCTAAGATGGCGTACCTCGCGCCACCTTCCCGACCTACGGAGGAAAACCGTAGAATTGAGCTCCGCAACCGCGGAGGCACGGATCGTCTTCTTGACGTTGAGCTGATACCCAGGAGGGTAGTCCCGCTCGCCAAGAAACCTGGACGCCGAGATGACAGTGTCGTCACCGTTTACCAGGAACCGTGCTCCAACATCACATCGCGCGGCCCACCGGGCTGCGATGTAGGAATGTAGGCACAACAAGGGAAAGGAGAGATAGGCTCCCATCATCTGTCCAAACTGGACCGTCCCGATGCGTCGATAAGAATCGACCCCCCTGAGAGGACTACCTACGTAGACGTCAGGGTGAAAGCTCGCCTTCGCCAACGCACGAAGCGAACGGGGCACTTTTACCGAGGTAAAAAATGCCGCATCAAGGATAGCGTCTGTCACCGCAAGGTGAAGACCGTCAGTTGCGTTTACCAGATCAACGGAGGTCTGGCAAGCGTTGGTTAGGACAGATGTCATCCGTTCGTCGGTCGGGGGACCGCAAAGAAGCCACGATTGTTTCCTCAAGTGTGAGTACATGCACTTGTGGAGCGGGGCCAGAAGATCGATCTCATCATCAAAGATGACGAGAGCCCTGGTCTTACCCGCACTCGGGACTTCTTTGTAGCGAGCTTTCCAGGACGGCTCCTCAGCCGTCTCTGTCAACGCACGCTTAACGAACTCCTCACGACGACCACGCCAAACGTGATCCGCACGCGCGCCACTAAAGCGCGCCGATGCGTTGGGAAGATGATTCCAGACGAAAGAATCATAGTTTCTATCCCAGCACGAAGTGAAGATACGACTTGCCTCAGCACGCGCGAAGCGCACAAAGTCGTCGGATGGAGGAAGGGGTTGAGAGAAAGCACGGTCACCCCACGGACCGAGCTTGGATTGAACGTGGGCGAAGCAACCCGAGGGCAGGTTGCGCTTAATTGAAGCGAGGGAATGGGCAAGTGCCCACCTCTCGTGTCGCCTTAATCTCTGCAGGTTACAGAGACCATCCACGGCGCGCCCGAGCTGGCGACGTGGGAAAGGTAAAGGGTCCCGTTCTAGACCCTGTTGGAGGAGGAAGAGGAGATACTTGTCAAGATCGCAGACATCCTGATCCGGTAACTCAGAGCTCGGCAAGCCGAACCTGATCCGAATGAGCAGGATGCCATTGCGTACAGTCTCCTTAGTGCGTCGATCATGCAAAGCGCATGACGCACACCGTTTAACTGCACAACCGCTGGCGGAGTTACGTGCAGGTGGTCCTTGTAACGTAGGACCAGAACGGCTGCTTTGTCGCTTGCCGGTAACCCCAGGTGGGAAGCCCAGTGACATAGCTGAACTGTACAGGATAAGCTTAGGCGTCCGGTGTACAGTGTTCTCT